GCAAGGTGAAGGTGTGGTGCGAGGTGTCCAACCCGCGCTTCAACCAACTGCAGCAGATAGGTCTAACAAACCCTCTGTTGTATGCCTGGGAGGTGATTCCTTTCAGCTTTGTTTTCGACTGGTTCGTTTCAGTCGGGGACTGGTTAAAGGGATTATCGGCCTTGCATGGTATCACCGTACAACGGTCCATGCAGTCGTTTGAGAAAACTCTGGCATTTACCAGAGATGCTACCTTCCCGGCGCAAGTTGTGGGGGGAACCTCATACACAGCGTATGGGAGCAGTGTCTTCGGTGATTATAGAGCCTATCAGCGATCGAGCTTTGTTGTCGATCCACTAGCGATTTATCCACCCTTCCAGTCAGGCCTTAGTTGGCAGAAACTGGTCTCCGGGTTGGCTCTGATTCGCTCTAATTCCCGACGGTTTTCTTAGTCGGGCTAATCCTCCAACGTGTAAGGAGTTACAAATGGCAGCAGCTGCCGATCTGACGCTCAAGAACAACGCCGCCGCGAACGTCACCTACAACGTCTATGCCGTGAGGCCGGACGATGTGGAATGGACGGAAGCGGGCGCGACGTCGATCCTGGGCACCAGCCGGGCCCGTCTGAGTCGCAAGATTCCGACGGATCAGGCTCGAGGGGTTTACCGTACCAACGGTGTGCTGACCCGTCCCGTCATCAACGGGACGACCGGCGCTCTCGATGGCACGCTCACCTTCAAGTTCGAGATTCTCCGTCCGGCGAACCTTTCCGTCGCGGAGGCCGACGAGGCCTACGCACGGTTCAAGGAGCTGGTTTCCCAAGCCATCGTCAAGACGGCCGCGGAATCCGGCGCCATCCCGACCTGACCCTTCCGCGGCGCGAGCCGCTTCCGGGTCACTACGGTGGCCTACTCTCTTGTCTACAAGGAGCTAGATGTGACTTTGTCTGTCGACAAGTCACGGGGTGCTATCCCCGTGCCGAACGAGAAACGGCGCCGCAAGGCGCTGCTCGGCAACCTGCGCGCGAGCGCAGAAGCGTTCAGGGTTCCTCACCCCGAGGGATTCCTGAAACAGGTTGCTAGTGACTTGTTTGAAGCCCTCAACACACCTGTCTCACTCTCGTGTGAGATCCTTCTACGTCATGGGGAGATCAAGCAGCTGCTTGAGCGCTCCGTGAAGCCTTCCGACTATAACGATGCCAACCGCTTCCGGGATGACTATCAGGTCATTTCGTTCTTGCGCAAGGTGCCGTTCGAGCTTCCAAGTCTCGATCGGGAAGGTGCTGCGAAGGAGAAATTCTTTGCAGCAGAAGCGCAGTGTGCCGAGACCAATCGGCGATTCCGCCAGTACCTCTCTAGCCCGGGCCCGATTGGGTCCGCAGTTAGCGTTGAGCAGGTAATTACGCTTGCTCAGCGAAAAATCAGAGAGTGCCTAGGGCCGTTCGATGCTCGGGAGTGGCTTATGAGCTGTCGTCATGGGCCTGGTGGGTTCAACCACCCGACCGTACGAGGGTTAACCTCTGTCTACGACAAGCTGCAGGTCACTCCGTCATGTACGAAAGACATGGCGGAACTCGGTGCCAGACTCGTGATGAGTTCGCCCGCATGGGCTAGGAGCGTTACTGATTCAGAAGTGGAGGGATTCCATCCTTTCGTGACTGTTGAGGAACTCGCTCTGATCCCAGGCAACCGTGTAACATTCGTGCCTAAGACCGCCTTAACCGATAGGTCCATCGCGATCGAACCGCTCTTGAATGTCTATGCCCAGCTGGGCATTGGCAAGATGGTGCGCCGCCGCCTGAAGAGGCGGTGGATCGATTTAGACGACCAGACGGCTAACCAACGCGCCGCCCGTGAGGGCTCCGCAACTGGAAGGCTAGCGACTATTGACCTTTCGTCCGCCAGCGACACTGTCGCCAAGGGACTTGTCTCACACCTCCTCCCAGAGGAGTGGTACAACCCGATGGACCTCACCCGGTCAAAGGTGGGATTCATCGATGGGAAGTGGTTAAACTACGCTAAATTCTCCTCTATGGGGAATGGGTTTACGTTCGAGCTTGAGACCCTGATCTTTTGGGCTCTATCAGTCTCGGCGTGTGTCAACACCGGCGCGGACCCTAATCAGGTCTGCGTTTACGGTGACGACATCGTAGTGCCTGTCGAAGCCTACGACTTGCTGGAGGAAGTCCTGCGGTGGTGTGGGTTTACCCTCAACGCCGCCAAGTCCTTTAAGGAGGGACCATTCCGTGAATCGTGTGGCAAAGACTTCTACTACGGGCAAGATGTCCGTCCCTTCCTTCAGAAGGAAGTACCGAAGGACCTTTCATCGGTCTTTAAGCTCGCTAACGGCTTGGCTCGCCTGGCTAGTCGTAGGAATCATGGCTTCGGCCGTGATTCTCGACTGCGCCAGGCATGGCTCAGCTGCGTGCGAGCGCTCCCTCAATCTCTTCGGCAAAACTGTCTTGTCCCTGCTCACGCGGGTGATACTGACGGTCTAGTCGAGGAGTGGGATTACGCCCAGAGATCGTGCTTCGTCCGCGAGGACAGAGGCTACCATGGCTTTTGGGCGCTTCGGTTGACAGCGAGTCCAGTTCTACGCCGTGAGGCGACGAACTTTCAGGGGGCCCTCGCAAGCCTCTTGTACCGCTGTCGTGAC